ACACGCACGACACGACGCACGCAACGGCGAGCCACGGCAACGGCACCACCTGAACCGCCACGAGCGCCAGGAGCGGTCCTGCAGCCGTGTGGATGAGCCGGTAGATGTCGGTCGCAACGATCAGCTGCGCGTAAGCGACACCGACAACAGCAGCGATCTGCCATGACGGGCGGTACAGGGCTGCGAGGCAGCCGCCCCACTGCGTCACCATGCGAGCGTCACGCCACTTTCCGGTGTGGTGCTCCCACGACGAACGGATCGGATGGTCATGGACCCGCTTGAGGACACCGTTCATCGCGTGCCCGGTGATCTCGTCCAACGCCGGCTTGCGGAACAACGACACCACCACCGGGACGAGTAGGCCGACCAGCAGAATCGGATGCCACGCCCACAACGCTGCGAACACCGGCGACGTTTCCTTGATTGACGCAGCCACCAGGATCAGACCCAGCGCCAACGGCCACCAGCCGGCCTGTAGGGCTGCTACAGCGACGATCGACACCGCCATCGCAGGCAGGTCCACCGACACCGGGCGGCACACTGACGGCGCCCACACACCCGCCAACGCGAGCACCAGAACCGGAGCGGCGAGGTACTGCTGCCACACCAACCCCGACTCAAAGCCCCACCAGACCATGCCGGCGGCGGCGATCGGCCAGGAGAGCCCCCAAGCGAGCCACCAACGCGGCGCGCTGTTACGGCAGACCGTCGGAAGGAACCAGCGCAGGTTGAACGGACGGGCCACAGCGTGACCGCCGCCGGCAAGCATGTAACGGGCGCTGTCAGGGCCGAGTCGCAGGTCAGCCACGACGCATCACCTCAAGGGTGTACGTCTTCGGATCATGCTTGTCGCCCGACGTCCTGACGAACGGCTGATCGGTGACGACGACGAACCCGTCGTCCTCGGCCAACGTCCGCATCGTGGATTGTTCGGCCCAGTCGGCGTCGTCAAACACCAGCGTGCAATCCGGGGCCATCAGGCGGGCTGCGAGCTCCCAGAAATCAGCAACCGCTGTTGCGGTGTGGTCGGCGTCGTAGAACACGAACCCGAACTGTCCCGACAGCATCGGGATCACGGTCCGCATGTCCTGATTGAGCACGGTGAACGACCGGTCCCCGATGTACGGGGCGACGTTGCTGTTGAACTCGGCGACCGATGTGCCACCGGACCACTGGTCGCCCTGGTGATGGTCGATGGTGACAAGCTCGACCTCTGCGGGGAGCGCCGACAGCAGCACTGCGGTCGACAGCCCGAGGTAGTGGCCGACCTCAAGCGCACGTGACGCCGTGGTTGCTGATGCGACCTCGCCCAGCTTCACGCACTCAGCGACCGATAGTGCCCCGGTGATCTGGGTGCGGAGATGCTCAGCGAAGTCACGCATAGCTGTTCTCGTCGCTGGTGCGCTCAGGGAACGACGCTGGCGTTTCTTTCGTCGACGACGGCCACCACACCTTCGGCCCCTTGTGGTGCCCAACCTGTGCGGTCGTGTCGACGTACGTCGTGTGCCCGGCGTCGGCGGCTCTCAGGCAGAACGACACGTCCTCGCCGAGCGACCATTCGGTGCCGGACTCGCCGGTACGGATGTCGAACCCGAACCAGCAGTTCTTCGACCCGCCCGACTTGTCGAACATGTCCTGCAACACCGAACGGTGAACCAGCAGGCAACCGGTGCCCGTCGCAGCAAGCTGCACGACCTGATCGGGTTCCCAATCAAGCATGACCTTGGTGATCGTGTCCGGGTCGGGAATGAACATCGTCGGCACCGGACCCTCGGCGGTCACGATCACGCACAGGGCGCCGAGGATCTTGAGGTCCATCTGCACGGCGCGTGCGAGCAGCCGGTGCAACAGGTTCGGCTCGAACACCATGTCGGTGTCGCAGAACCACAACCATTCACAGTCGGTGTAGTCGTCGTTGTGGAGGAACTCGTCGACCAGCCGGTTGCGGGCCTTCGCCAAGTTCGCTGTCGCTTCCAACGCGATGTAGTTGTGCAGCACCCGCAGGTCGATCGGGTTCGGCGACTCAGGCGCCCCGATCGCTTCCCACGCCAGCACCGCTCGTTCCCGGTCCCAGATGTCGAGCTCGACGAACGAGCGCAGGAACCTGGTGCTGATGTCGTGACCGGTGCTGGGGAACGCCATGAGGACGCGCCCTGGGTGATCTGACGGCATTGGAACTCCTCGGACGGCAGGTGACGGGGTGACGGCAGAGGGAGGGCCGGCGCTCGAGCCGTCAAGCGAACGCCAGCCCTCCCGAACTCAGCGGGTCAGGAGATGACCTGCTTGAACCCGGTGCCCTGCAGGACGCAGGACGCAACCGGGTAGCGGCCCGACGTGAACGCCGAGTAGCCGAACAGCACCATGTTCACCGAGAGCGACGCGCCGAGGACTTCCTCGAAACGCAGCCCCATCGGGGCGCCGGCATCCTCCATGAGGATGTTGTCGGCACGACGGGTGACGATGATCCGGTCCTCGTCGGTGCTGGCACCGAGAACGATCGGAACGTTCGCATCGGAGATCACCGGAACACCGGCGACATCGCCGACGACGTTGACGCCAGCGGCGACACCGTCACCGATCTGGTTCTGACCGTTGTACCCGTTGATGTTCACCAGCGGGCGACCAGCGGTGTCCGACTGCGAACACAGCCACGCCCAGCGGCGGGGGTGCATCACGATCAGGTCGGCGGCAGCCAGGCGGCTGGCGTTGACCTTGCCGATCGCGTTGTGGAGCGAAGCGACGAGCGAAGCGCCCGTCGTGCCGGTCCACGCAGCGGTCTGCACCGACGTCGTGTTGATGACGCCGTAGTGGGTGCCCGCAGTGCCGGCGCCGTTGAGGGCGTCGGAGTCGAGCTTCGTGGCGTACGCCGACACGAGGTCGGCCATCAGGATCTCGCCGACGCCGCTACCGCGGTCGATCGACTGGCGGGACACGACCTGCTGGCCGGCGTAGGTCCGCACCGGCACGACCAGGTCGGACTCGGTGTAGGTGGTGTTCTGCACCGCTGTGTTCTGCGTCTCCTGCGCCGCGACGGCGGTGCCGGTGTTGCCACGCGGGATCGTGATGGTCATGCCGTCTGCGGGCAGCGGCAGGGAGCTCACTGCGGACAGGAACGGGCGACCGGCACGAAGCACCGGGGCGAACTGCGACGTGAGGTACTGCGGCACGACGAGGCCACCGAAGTTGCCGGTCGTCGACCGGTACTCAGCCTTGGCCTCGGCCTGCGAACGCTGGATGCGGTCACGGGCCTCGTAGTCCGAAGCGAACTCGGCGCGGAACGCGTCGGCCACGAAGTCGTAGTCGCCGTCGGCGCGGTAGGTGCGCTCCTCGGACTTGACCTTCACGACCGCGGTCTGCACGCCGAGCGCCTTGCGCGTCTCGTCTGCAGCGGCACGCGACTCGTCGATCGCCACCAGGTCAGCCTCACGCTGACGCAGCTCGGCGATCTTGGTGTCGACAGAGGTCAGCTCGGACCGCTTCTCGTCGAACGCCTTCGTCTCGTCTTCGGTGAGGTCGGATCGACCCTCGGAATCGACGGTGGCGAGGATGGCCTTCACGGCCTCGTCTGCAGCGTCGCGCTCGTTCAGAGCCGCGGCGATCAGGGAGCGAATCTGCTCCAACATGGGAACCTCCAGGTTCGATTGGTGTTGATGGGGGTTCACCGGGTGTGCGTCAGGTGCGCGCAGGTGGTGGCCTCATGGGCTCCGGCGTGCGGCGCGGCGTGATCGCTCGGCGCGGTGGTGTCAGCCGTGGCTGACAACCTCGAGCTGGCGACGAGCCAACGCGAGGGAACGACCAGCCGGTGTCGGCTGCTCGCTGCGGATCTGTGCGACGGTCGCGGGGTTCGCAGGGAACGTCACCACGGACACGTCGTAGAGCTTCAGTTCGTTGATCGTGCGAACCTCGTAGGCGTCGTCCCACGACTGACGTACCGCACGGAACGCGAACGACATTTCGTCCATGTCCCCGCGGGCCATAGCGGAACGCAGCTCGGCGACAACAGGGTTCGCGGGGTCGAGCTCGGCAGACACCCGCAGACCGATGTCATCGGACTCAAGGGTGAGGGTGCCCGACTTGGAACGCGCCAGCGGCACACCGCCGTGGTTCACGAGCAGCTTGACGTCCGCTTCCTTCGACGACTTCGCCGCCGCACCACGAGTCACAACCTCAGTGAAACCACCGTTGTCGGGGCCACCAGCGATGTCGTAACGGGTGTCGTACACGAGGGCGTAACCGGTCAACACCGGTGCCCCGTCGTCGGCGGAACGCAGCTCGAGGCCGGTAACGGCCCGCGACTCGCGCTCAGGTGTTTCGACCCCGTCGTCGGTGCGTCGATACTCGGTCATGGTTGCTCCGGGGGAGACGGGACGGCAGGAGTAGGGGGAGTCGGCGGGGAAAACACGTCGCCGCCATCAACGGGCGGCAAATCCTCAAGGTCACGCATCTCGTTCACGGTCAACAGCGGCACGCCGCCCTTCGACCCGATGTCCGCAGCCATCGCATACGACTCGTAACGGGTCTTCAGGTCCGACCTCAGCACCGCCGACACGTTTGCCTTCACCCGCTGCGGGCGAGGGATCAGCGTCGACATCGCCTCTTCGATCGGCACCAGGTACGGGACAAGCCCGTAGGTGAGCCAGTCAGCGGCGCGCTGTTCACGGTTCGCATAGGTGACCGAGCTGCCACTGGTAGCGGCGCCGATCATCTCAGGGAACACCCCGTACACGCGTGCGATCTGCTCGACAGTGAACCGCTGCGTGTCAAGGAACTGCGAGTCCGTCGGGTTGATCTGCACCTGCTGAAGATCCCAACCGGAACCAAAGGCAACAGGGCGCCGATCCTTCGTCGCTGCGGTCAACGCATCGACAGCACCCTTTGCCTGTTCCGGGGTGGGGGACTGGTCGGTCTTCAGGATCGACGTCGGATGGCCGCCGCCAGTGAAGAAGTCGCCGCCGAACTTCTCGGCCTCAAGGCCGGTGTTGATCGAACGGGCGGCGTGAGCGATCGGCGACAGGCCGAACGGCTGACCCGGCGACGCGAACATCGACGCGTGCCACAGGCGGCCAACAGGCCACCGGTCGACCTGCTGGTTGCGAACCTTCGTCACCCAGCGGCCGTTCTCGTCATGCCACGTCACATCGTTGGGCGAGAGAATGTCGATACGGCGCGGGAACCCCGACGCCGTGAACTCGGTGATGAGCCCGTACGCGTTGCCGGCGAGGAGCAGCGACGACCAGAACTGGTAACGCCACACCGACGGAGACACATCAGCCGACGGATCAGCCAACACCTGCGCCAACGACATCGGCGTCTGCTCACCGTTCACGACACGAAACTGGTCGATCGGCAACGTCGACCCGACACCAGCGATCAGGCGAACACACGCCCACACCGCCGAATGACGCATCGCTGTACCGTCATCAACCGACGCCGACACGCTCGAGCCGCCCATGCGACGCTGGTTGATCGCCGTGAGGATCTCACCGGCCGACACAGCACGGGACTCGGACCGCAGGAACCCACCCAGCATCAGACGTCGCTCTCAAGGTCGACACCGAGCAACAGCACGACCATGCCGACAGCGATCACACCGGTCTTCCACGACACAGCGAACGCGCCGACGACGATGAGAGCGATGCCGATGAGCTGCACGACCGCAGCGGTGACGTTGCGGCGCATCGGCCCTCCATGTCAATCAGTAGTAGGCAAACAGCGGAGCGGACGACGCGACTTCGGTCGGCAACAACGAACGGGCGATCGTCACAGCCTCGAGCGGGGAGATCGGCACCGTCGCGTTTCGCATGTCCCACGCCCACGCGTCACCCAACGGACGCTCCGACGCCTCAGCAACCGCAACATCCAACGGACCCTG